ACCCGTTGCCCTATACAAATGGCTACTCCACAACTACGCAAAGACTGGAGATAAGATTCTCGACTCGCATCTTGGCAGCGGAAGTTCACGAATTGCAGCCGATGAAATGGGCTTTGATTTCACTGGCTTTGAATTAGATAAAGACTACTTCGATGCACAGGAAAAGCGGTTCAAAGATTACAAGTCACAGTTAAGAATGTTCTAATGTCCAAATCCTCCGACATCCTCAAACATTTACAAAGCGGCAAACCATTGAACCGATACACCGCGTTCAGATTATACGGACGTGAAAACCTACCAACGGAAATATCCCGCTTTAGACGAGGAGGTATTGACGTAAAAGATAGGCTAGTGCGTGAAAAGAACGGGTTAGGCGTTATGATACTTTGCAACGAATACTATATACCATGAGCCAACTAACCGACCTAATTACCCACCTCGACACAGGCCAACGCATCCACCGTTTGACCGCGCTAACTAAAGAGCCTCCTATTTGGGGCTTTTTTTATGGGGTACTGTGAAATTTCACACCTACTTCACACCTCAATTTCACACCTACTTTATAGCGTTTTCAATACTTGTAACGTGGTGTGAAGTAAATTTCACTGTGAAATGCTGAATTTCAAAATAAAAAGTCAAAACAAAAAAATCTAAAAATATCGCGAAGGTGTGAAATTTCACAGTGAAAAACGATGTAACCCGCATAAACACTAAGAAGTTACTGTGAAATTTGGTGTGAAGTTGCTTTTTTTGTTTCACACCTATTTCACACCTTAGAATTATTTGCACACTAAATAAATTCGGGTTATATTTGCGCAATCATTTGTCGGAATGATGAACTAAGAAATTAACAAGAACCCTTGGGGGACGAGCCGACACTCTGAACCCACGGGTTTTTTTATTGCCTAAAAAAATGGATAAGAAATCGGTTAATGAAGAATTGGATGCGTTATTCTCGGAGTGCATTTGGTTTGAGAATAAGGACGAAGCAAAGGCAAGTTTTACAGCCCTAATGAAGCTGGTAGATGAACTTTCTAAAAGCCCACGAGATTATGAGTATTACGAAATTTTTGCAACTGGATTAGATGCCGAACCAAAGCAAATAAAAAAGTTCAATAATCTGTTGGTGATTCAGCTACTAACGGGATTATGGCGAGGAGAATTAACGCCAATAGAAGTATGGCAGCAAGCACATGACTCAACCCAAGTAAGTAGTCAAACATTTACTGATTGCAATATTATTACGGTTGATGTAACGGACACAGGATTTAAGGGCGGGGATGCTGGATATGGTTGTTTAGTCAAATTTTCAATCAAAGATGAAGCCTCTACTTGTATGTTTGTTAATGGCATGGAAACAGGTTTTTTTGAACTTGAATTACGTGGTGATTCTGAAAGACGTACTTTCTTGAATGCACTAAAGTTTGCAGTAGACATAATCGAAACAAACGACAAATGAGCAAGCACATAAGATTGGAAAGGGGCAAGTCATTACTTGCAGCGGGGTACTCACTACTTGTAGCAAGCGAAGATAAACTACCATGCCATCAATGGAAGGCTTTAATGACAACCCCGTGGACGGTTGCGGAGTTAGAAAAGAACATCCAAAATCCTAAAGCGTTTCGGTATGGTTATCCAACGGGCTACAATGATATTTTAGTAATTGATATTGACTTAAAGGTGTTGCCTATGGAATTACGGGCTGCATTCTTTACCGAGTTCATTGCTTTTGTTCGTGACAATGTAGACGGATTTGATACGTACGCGGCCAAGGGCATCGCCCGCTTGGTTATTTACAACTCCATCGTCAGTGCGTATCGCACTGGCTAGGACGTCAGTTTGCATCGTCATTTTGTTGCTCCGGTTCTGGTGCGTCTAACCTGTTAATCAACATCTTGTACGCTTGGACTGTGGCTTGAGCCTGAGTCAAAAAGGTTTGTGCCTTCTGCGCTTCAGTCTCAAGTTCACGAATCTCAGACTCCAAGAATTCCTTGGTAATCTGCATTAGGAGAACGTTGCGTAAGCAGGAACGTAATACACAGTACCAGCAATCATTACTTTGATTGCCTTAGACACTGTTCCAACGGATGCAGCAGTCGGAGCGCAAGTAGCGGCTGGGCCAGTCTCAATGTTTGCAAACAATGGAATTTCACCGGTAGCAGAACCGCTGTCAGACACACGAATGAACGAGGCTGTAGCTGGCAAAGAAGCGTTAACTGTGTAGTTGGTATCCAACTGGATCACAGCCAAAGTACCGCCGGGAGTAGCATCAGTGCCGCCCAAAGTAGCGCGGATTGCGTTAGCAGCGCCAGAAATAGAAGCGGATGAGCCGTCAACTTCCAAAGAAATGTGAGCGCCGTTGATTGTGCCAGCAGTGGCTGCGCCTGTGCCAGTCACAACAGAGAAAGCACGGAGTGTTTCGCCAGAACCTGTAGAGGTAAAGGTCAGCTTGTTGTAGCTTAAACGCGTATCGCCAGTAGTGGCAGATGTTGTAGCGTAAGACTCAGAGATGTTGCCAGCAGTTGTTACTGCAATGGGGGAAGTCGCGGTGCCGCCAATAAAACCGTTCAATGATTTGACTGGGCCGGAGAATGTGGTCAATGCCATGATTTTTCCTTACATACAAGTTAAGTGCATCAGTCTGTATGTCGTCAGCCGGGACTGTCTAATGCACCGGATAAGCCCGGATTACTGTGTTTATATCACGGTGTTTAGGAGTGTGCAACAAGTTTATTGGACTTCTTTAAATTTTCTTCTTGCGTAATAACGCGCAGATTCCACGGCACATGAAGGCCGCAGACCTCATGCGAGCGCAAAGGCACGATATGGTCAACGACGTATTGCTCTCCCGTGGTCTGCGTCATCTTTCTTGCTTGGATATACAACTGCCGCATGGACATGCGCTGCTCCTGCGTCAACCACTTAGGTGTAGCTTCGCGGTGTCTGCGTTTGCGCACGCTGGTGTCCGCACGCACAACATCCACATTTCGGTCTTTGTACTGCGCTTGTAGACGTCGTTTTTCTTCTACGGGACGTGCAGCAGCTCTAGCAATTACGGCCTCCTTGTTGCGTTCGTAGTAACGTTTGCCTGCGGCTTTAGCGGCATCGGACTTTGGTTTGCTTTTACGCTTCTCGTTATCAACTGCCCAGTCTTCTTTCATGCAATCAACGCAAGCACCTTTTGTTTTGCGTAGGGCCACATGCCCTCGCACACAAGGCTCTCCAGTAAAGTAAAACTTTGCGCCTGTTGCTTTGGCTTCGGCACGGGTTTTTGGGTGCTCCATAGTATCTCCTTGTTACGATACGAGTAATTGTAGCACAGTGAAAAACAAAAGCAATAGAAAATAAAAAAGCCACCCGAAGGTGGCTTTTCAGAGGAGCAGTAGCTATTAAGCGCCTGCTGAACCCCACATACCCAAAGGATCGGACCATCCAAAAGAGTAACGCTCGCGAGCTTTGTAACGAACGTTCCCTGTATCGAAGTCACCATCCATGGAATTTTGCAAGGCGATACGCTCGAAGTGCTTCATGCCGTTAGGCACATCAGTAATCAAATACCAGCCGTTTGTGTCGGTCAGGTAGTGGTTAACTGTGTAACCTTCAGGGATTGCGCCCATCTGCTTCAACGCGTTGATATCGTTGTCAGCAGTAGAAACACGCAGTTCAGTGTCAAGCAAACGCTTGGCAACGAACATCAGTGATGGGGGAACAATCATCTTACGGGGCTTGGCGGCGATCAACAGACCGCGTTCATCAGTCCACGCAGCGATCTGAATCACAGCGTTTTCCAATGAAGTTTCGTTCAAGTCAACACCAACTGTTGGGCTGTTGTAGTTCACACCACCATTAACGAGGGGGTGACCAACGCGAGCGCTAGAGCTGTCGTTACCGAACAAAGTGACGCCGTCACCGCCCAAGTATGCGCCGTTGAAACCGTTGTTGATAACGGATGCAGCTTTAACTTGCTTGGTGTAAGACATGGCACGGGCCAAAGACTTCGTGTAACGAGCAGACAAGCTGTCGTACAAGTTATCTTCCACAGCTTCTTCCGTGATGGAGAAGCCAAGGGCGATAGTCTCGTGGTTGTAACGTGCTGTGAAGGCTTCCTGTGCGTTGTCATACGCAA